AAATGAAGTAAATCCATCTACGTATGTAATTTATCAAAATCATGTTGATAGAAGGTTAGGATATCAAATAGGTGATAAAATGGCTTCTATTAGCTTTTTTGGACAGCTTAGTGCAAAGTTTACTGCTAGGGGCAACTATATGATTACAGTAGGTAAAGTGATTGAATTAGTCTCACCAAGAGTATCCTCAGATGGTAAAGAGCGCATTGATGATGAACAGATTAGCGGGGAATATCTAGTTACTGATGTAACGCATTCATTCACTACACAGCAATATCAAATTAGCTGTAATATTGCTAGACATGGTTATACAAAGGAATTTTATCATGAATAATTTATATTGGGGCGTTGTAGAATCAAGAAATGACCCTCTTCAATTAGGGCGTGTAAAGGTAAGATGGATCGGGGTGCACCCAAAAAGTTTAAAGTTAGTATCTACTGATGATCTACCATGGGCAGTACAGTTAATGCCCCCTAATAGCGCTTCTACTAGTGGTGTTGGTACTAGTCCAACCGGTATTGTCCCAGGAGCATGGGTCGTAGGGACTTTTTTAGATGGTGAAGAATTTCAACAACCGATCGTATTAGGAACAGTTTACGCAGCTAATGAAGGTCATAACTTAAGCCCCGACGAAGGCTTTCAGGATGTTTCTGGGCTGTTTCCAAGAGCGAATCGCTTAGGTAATGATGTTACTTCGCTTGCAAGAGAGAGCGCAGAAACTCACCACTCATTACTTAGTAAGCGTGATGGTAAAAGAAAACTTGATCGCGATAGTTCAAATAATGTCATTGGTATCGAAACTGCAAAAGCGCCTAATATGAATGCAACTTTTGCTCCCATCGAAGACGCTAAAAAGAAACAGACTCCATGGTTTGAGCCAAATCCTAGATATGGCGGCCAAGAAGAAGGTAAATACCCTCTTACAGTTAAAGGTAGTACATATCCTTACAATAAAGTCCATGAGACTGAATCTGGTCATGTTTTTGAGATAGACGATACTAAAGGCTCAGAGCGAATCCATTGGTATCATTCAAAAGGTACATTTCAAGAGATTCAACCATCTGGAGATAGAGTTACTAAAATAGTTGGTGATGATTATGAGATTGTTGCTGATAGTAAGAATGTTTTTGTAAGAGGTACATGCAATCTCACAGTACATGGTGATGTTAAAACTCTTGTTAAAGGAGATTATTACCTCGAAGTTGAAGGTAATAAGTATGAGACAGTTCATAAAGATAAGTTTGTAAAAATTGGAGGAAGCCAATTAACAGAGATTGTGTCTGATAATGGTGCTCAGATTAACGGTAATAATGCTATTACCATCAGTAACAATCAGATTATCAATGTAAAAGGGCATAATTACTTTGATGTAGGTAAAGCGAATAGACAGACGGTAAAGGCTAGCAGTATTGAAGTAACTCGTGGCGATAGAAGTATGATTACAGTTAAGAATCATACTATCACAGCGTTTCAAAAATTAAATATTGCTTCTTCGAATACTATCAGTATTGGTGCAAAACAACAGTTTACTGTTTCAACTCAGAGCAATTTAAAAGTAAACGCAAACGGTACAGTCACTATCTTATCAGGTGCTAATACAGTTGTTACTTCTAACGCTCATGTAAATATTGATAGTAATACACCTAACTTCCATATTAACTTGAATAGCTGAGATTAAACATGGCAACTTGCGGATCAAATCAACTCTTAGATGATATTAACAAAGCAATAGATGAAGTCACTACTGCTATCGAAGATGCTATTTCAGACGTCAATGAAGGTATTGCAGCTGCAATCGATGAGATAGAAGGTGCTATTAACGATGCAATGACTGCTGTTAATGAAGCTGTTGATGGATTAATACCGGATCTACCAGAAACTAATACTACGCTTATTCTTGAAGCTGCAGCTTTGTTTGCGTTAAGAGATAATCCAGCAGCATTTGTAGCAGCTGCAGCAGCCCTGGCTGCAAAATATGGTAATGTACCTGGAGTTGATATTAATGGAATCTTAGATAAAATGGCAACCGGCACTTTTGATCCCTGTAAAGATGTGCCTAATGTTGAAGTCAATGATAAAGGTGAAGCGACAACAAAAGGTACAGTAGTAACACCTCCTGCAGCAGATGCTGTTAAGATAGAAGCTAACGAGCCTGTAAGAAAGAAAGAAGAGGTTATTAGTTCATTTTCTACTGATAACGGTACATCTGCAGATGTAACATCTAATGAAACTAAACTTGCATTGGATAAAGTTACATCACAAAGTGAACCAGCTGTTAAAGATCCTCCAAAACCTCAGTTAACGAGCACTATCGTAATTCATAAAGATGAACTTCTAGATTATGACGTGACATGGGATGTTGCACAATATACACAAGCAGGTAAATTATATCCAGTGGATTATTATGACCCCGCAGGTATAAGAACAGAAGAAGAAGCTTCTCTATACTATTATGCTGCATGGGTTCAAACTAAGAAGTCTAGATTAGCTGCTTTAAGAAGATATCTAGATCTTACTAAAAATGCAAGTGGTGGTGCTGGTGATGCTGAATTAACTAAGATACAAATTACAGCAGGTATCAGACAAGAACTAGCTGCTGCTGAGCGCGCCGTGTCAGACAATGATAGAAAAATTGAAGAATATGTAGCCTACGTAGCAGAAAATGGCCCAAAAAGGGGTACACCTGAGTTTGCAGCTGCTCAAGCAAAATTAGATGATATGGAAAGAGAAGGTACTAGACTATACGGTGAAGTACTAAGATTGCAAGAAGAATACAACACAGTAATCAGCGATTTTGATTTTAATGCTGCAGACTCAAAAGATAGTGATGTTTACGAGCTCTCGACCTCTGATCTAGAAGCTGATATAGCGTACGTTGAAGGGCTAAAACCGAGTAAGTCTGCTCCGGCTAATGCAATTAACTTCTTAGAGAGAAGTCCTGACGAGAAGTTCTGGACACCGTGATAAATATTATGGCACACGAATTTATTATAATGATTGATAACAAGTTACATACTTTTACTGAGTTTGAAAGTATTCCAGATACTATACAACATGTTATTAAATTTTTACCGGAAATTCCGGAAGAACCACATACAGAAGAACAGCATGCAGAGATAGAAACCTGGAATGCTAAGTTACAAGAACTAATAGAGAGAGAACATGCCAGCAGCAACTCGAATCGGTGATGCAGATGTTCCACATTGTTCAGGAATGACTAGAGCAGTCGGTTCAACTAACGTGTTTGTAAACAGTATTGGCTGGTCAAGGCAAGGTGATAATAATACTGGACATCTACTACCACCAGTTCCTTGTCCATCACATGCAGCTGCAATTGCAGTTGGATCTACGACAGTTTTTGTAAATGGTAAAGGAGCTGGTAGAGTAGGAGATGCAATCTCAGGTTGCACTAGTGTAGCAGCTGGTTCCAGTAATGTATTTGCAGGTTAGAAATGGCAATTAAAACAGCACAACAATTAAATCGAGAGCGTACTATTTTTTCGGACATTCCGAACCTTTTTAATGTACATCCTGTTACGCAAGATTTAGCAAGACGTCGCAATGAAGACAGTATAAGGCAGAGTATCAAAAACTTACTATTGACTGATAAGCAAGAGCGTTTAATGCAACCTGATATTGGTGGCAATATTCGAGCTCTTTTATTTGAGAATATTAGCCCTCAAACAGAACTTGCATTAAAGACTCGAATCTATAATACTATTGAGCGCTTTGAACCAAGATGCCAACTTATTGATGTGCTTGTAAGCGGTGATTTAGACCGCAACCAATACTCAGTAGCAATTATTTTTCACACCATAAATAGTGAAGAAGCTACACGAATTAATTTTGTTCTAGATAGGGTACGATAATGGCAGCAAATTCCGGTATTGCTATTGCTGAGTTAGATTTTGATACGATCAAAACTAACCTGAAAAGCTTTTTTGAAGGGCAAGCGCAATTTCAAGACTATGATTTTGCTGGCTCTAACTTAAATGTGCTTTTAGATGTTTTAGCATATAATACATACTACAATAATTTTTACTTAAACATGCTCGGCTCTGAGATGTTTTTAGATACTGCGATTATACGCGATAGTATCATATCTCATGCTAAAGAGTTAAATTATCTACCGCGTTCTAGTCGCGGCGCAGAAGCAGCTTTGCGTATTGAAATTACACCAAACGATACACCTGCAAGTATCACGATACCTAAAGGTTCAGAATTTACTACTGTAGTTGAAAGTAATACATATACCTTTGCTACAACGGAAAGTCAGATAATTACAGCTGATACAAACGGTGATTATATTGCTAATAACGTTACAGTAAGAGAAGGTGATGCTATTGAAGAATTCTTCGCAGTAACTTCTAATACTGCACAACGATTTGTTCTATCGAATCAGGATATTGATACCAGATCAATTGCTGTTAAAGTTCGTGAATCTAATACATCAAGTACAAACACTTCTTATACCTATGCGACATCTTTGTTTGGGCTGAGCGCCAACTCTAATGTATTTTTTCTGCAGCCAGCTGAAAATGAAAAGTATGAAGTAGTTTTTGGTAATGATGTTGCAGGTAAACGACCTGTTAGTGGTAATCTTGTAGAAGTTGCATATCAAGTATGTAATCAAGCAGAAGCTAACAGAGCATCCGCTTTTACAAGTGCAGGGTCTATTCAGGGCTATAGCGATATTACAGTTACTACATTGCAACGAGCTCAAGGTGGTTCTGAGCCAGAATCTGTAGCTGATATCAAATTTAATGCACCCCGTAATGTTCAAGTTCAAGAAAGGGCTGTAACTAAAAACGATTACAAGATTCTCTTACAGCAAAGATTTCCTGAAATTGAGGCTATTACAGTATTTGGCGGAGAAGATCAAGACCCGCCGCAGTATGGTCGAGTAGTAGTCTCTGTTGACTTAACAAATGCTGATGGTATTCCAGATATTACAAAGCAGCAATACAAAGCATATATCGACGAAAGAACTCCTGTATCTATTGAGTCTGTTATTATTGATCCTGAGTTTTCTTACATTGAAGTTTCAAGTCATATCCATTATAATGTAAATGTGACTAATGCTACCCCATCCGACATTAAATCGTCTGTATTGTCGTCAATAGAAACGTTTGCTAATAATACGTTACAAGATTTTGAAAAGACATTAAGATACAGTAAACTAGTTAGTGCTATTGATGATGCGGATAGTAGTATTATTTCGAATGAAACAGCTGTTAGGATCTACAAAAACTTTATTCCGACGCTAGCAACTAGTACTGATGCAGTTCTGAATTTTCAAAATAAGTTGAAACAAGGACCGAAACTGAATACGACGACAAGAGTATCGACATATGTGCCTGCGATTCAATCAGAAGCATTTACTTTTGGATCATCACCAGGCTTCTTTATCGATAACGGTGACGGGTTATTACAGATTGTAACAGCGCTTGGAGATGCATATAGTGTCTTAGATCCTGATGTTGGAACTGTTGATTATGAAACAGGTAAAGTAACAATTAAAGATGCAGTTATTGCAGCTTATACAGGCGCTGGTATCAAAGTATATGCAAGACCTTATGAGCAAGAAATTGCTGCTAAACTCAATACAATTTTGCGTCTAGAATCAGCTGACGCTACTCTGACTATTGCACAGGCACGTGAATAATGCATTTAACTGATGAATACATCTCACCATTTATCCGCACTCAGTTTCCGGCTATCTATCAAGAAGAAGGTGAGCTATTCATTCAGTTTGTGAAAGCGTATTATGAGTATCTTGAGCAAGACGGTAAAGCTATACACGAAACCAGAAACTTATTTGCAAAAAGAGATATTGATAATACTGTAGATGAGTATGTAAAATACTTTAAGAGCAAGTTTCTAAACGGTATTCAGTTTTCGTCAGTTTCAGATCAACGCTTTCTAGTTAAACATGCTTTTGATCTCTATAAAGCAAAAGGGTCAAAACGTTCTTACGAGCTGCTATTCCAGTTAATTTACGGTGAAGATATTGAGGTTGAATTCCCCAGTGAGTTCATCTTAAAACCTTCTGATGGCGACTTTGTAGAACCAATTTATTTAGAAATTGAAAATAACGCTCGTGCAGCAACCTATATTGGTAAAGAAGTCACAGGATCGACTTCTGGTGCAAAAGCGTTCGTAGAATCCATTGCGCGCAAGGTAGTTGATGGTAAGCAAATCAATCAGCTGTTCTTAAGTAACGTTCGCGGTAATTTTCAGACTGGTGAGTTAATTACAGATGATGGTTCTCTTACTAATGCTCCGATTGTTATTGGCTCATTAACAACTATCACAGTAACAGACGGTGGTCAAGATAATGAAGTTGGTGACGTTTTTGATGTAATTGGCGCAAGAGGCAAGCAAGGTAAAGCAAGAGTAAGTGCAATCACAGATGGTACTGGTCGAGTTAACTTTCGATTAGAAGATGGTGGTTTTGGATTTACGCTTACTGGTGATACAGAAGTTAAAGTGTCAACCGGTGTTCTTAACCTTACTAATATTTCAGGTACATTTGAGCAATTTGAAACTATCACTCAGCCCTTAAATGATGTTAACCTGATTGGTGTTAACGGTACATTTAATGTGAACGATATTGTAGTGGGCGCGAACAGCACAAATAATTCAATTGCTAATGGCTATATTGTTGATGGCAGCGGTAATGCTTTTGTAGTCTCTACTTTAACTGGAGATTTTAGTAGTGCTGTAGAATTACAAGTTAATGGTAATGCGAATGTTAACGGTACTATTGATAGTGTAACGAATACTACTATTACTGCAAATGCTATTGGTCTTAATACTCAAAGTATCGGTATTCATGCAAACACTGGTGCATTCTATGCTAATGGTGCATATATTTCAGGTAATGATAGCACTGCTACAGCAAATGTTCTTAGTATTGCAACAGGATCAAATGCAATCTTCTCAGTAGGTTCATTAGAGAACGACGAAACGGTCTCGCTGTATACTGATCTACTAGGAGCTAATAATACTGGTGGTGTACCTTTCTTAAACATTTTACTTAATGCATCAAATTCAAACACAACAGGTTTTGGATTCCCGAAAGATGCTAGTGCAGATATTAACTCAGTATTAGATGTTGCCTTAACAAGTAATACATTTACCATTGGAACTATCTCAAGTATTGCTGGTATTAACCCGGGTGCAAATTACAATACTGATCCATTTGTCTCAATTAGAATGCCAGAAATTGCAGGCTTCAATAGACAGGATCAAGTATTAACGATTAATAATTTAACAGGTTCATTTGCAATTGGTGAAACTGTAACGCAAACAATTAGCACTAGTAGTGTAGTATTAGATATTGCTGATATTACTGGTACATTTAATAACGGTGAAGGTATTCTGCAAACAACAAGCAGTGCTAATGGTACAATTTATGCTTCGAATAGCTCATCAATGACTGTAATTGATGTTAGAGGATCGTTTACTAATACTGACCCTATTACAGCATTTACATCTGGTGCTACTGCTAATGTATCGCAAGCAACTGCTAATAATGTTGATTCTGATGCAAAAGGTATAGTTAGGTCAGCTAATACTAGTGAATTGACTCTTAAGCGTATTACATTCTCAACTAGCTTTGATACAGGGGTTGCTATTCAAGGTAGTACATCAGCTGCAACGGCAAACGTTATTACTATTACCTCTGATACATCGTCAAACCCAAGCGGTTTTAATGCAAATGTATCTGCAACAGTGCGAGCAGCTGCTGGTATTGCTACCGAACTAACAGTTCTTGATTCTGGTTATGGTTATGAGGATAATACTGCAGTAACACTAACAACCTCTGACAACTCATTCGTTATTACTGGTACAACTGGTGTTCGCAGACAAGGTATAGCAGAAGGCTTTTGGCAAAACGAAAAGAGCTTCCTGAATTCATCACAGAAGTTGCATGATAATAACTTCTACCAAGACTACTCTTATGTAATTAAAAGTGGTCTCTCAATAGATAAATATTCTGAGTTACTAAAAGATATCTTCCATGTTGCAGGTACTGAGTTGTTCGGTGAAGTAGTCAAAGAAACAACTACAACCGCACTTCAACTTCAGGTAAATGAAAGCTCAGTTACAACGAGTTAAAAATGACAAAACGTATTACTAAAAACTTTCAAACTCATAGTGCAAAGCAATTCATCGAATCGATTGATGAGGCTGCAAATAACATTTATTATATGGTTGTAGGTAAGCACACTGAGTTTAGTGATGATACAAATCCTCCTGCTGTAAATAATAATGTACAAGCAACATTCTATAACCCGAATGATAATTTTATCTTCGGAAAGCAAATTGCAGCAAGCGATGTAAAACACATGACCACCAGGCATGATTGGACATCTGGTACTGTCTATGCAATGTACGATGATACTGATAATAATCTATACGCTAACAACTTTTATGTTGTTTCTCCTGAATCAGGAAGCTATCATGTATTTAAGTGCTTGTATAATAGCGAAGGTGCACCATCGACTGCGCAACCACTGTTAAGTGAAACGTCAGCTGATGATGAAATTTATATTAAAACGACTGATGGCTATCAGTGGAAGTACATGTATTCAATCTCTTCTGCTGACTTCACTAAGTTTGCAACAGCTAACAATATTCCAGTGATTCCAAACGCTAATGTATCAGGTAATGCGGTTTCTGGTGCTATTGATGTTATTCTTGTAAACACCTCTGGTAGTGATTATAACGCATATGCAAATGGTACAATTAGTGTAGCTGCAGTTGGCGGTAATACTAGAATTTTTGAACTTACTAGCTCAGGTACTCTAGCATCAAATAACGACTTTTATAAAGATTCATCAATTTATATCGCAACTGGTACAGGTGCAGGTCAGTTAAGAAAAATTACTGATTATGTTGCATCATCAAAGCGGTTAGTTATTGATACCGCGTTTACTACTCTACCAGATAC